CATTGTTATCGTGGTCTTGATGGTGGTGATCCTCCTATTCATACCACTGCTTTCGTGGATGTACATAGACATCAAGATGATGGAGATTCGTGTAAACAAGGCTTTGGCTAGGATTGAAGGCAAATGAAATACCTTTGGGTTTTATTACTGTTGACTAGCTGTGGTGATAACTACAGGTACTTCTGCCAGAATCCTGATAATTTTGGTGCGGCTCAATGCCAAAAGCCTCGATGTGAGTTTGACCAAGACTGTCCTGAATATCTTGTAGCCCCCATATTGGAGAAGAAAATTGAAGGAACTATTGCTGGCACTGTTCAACAGCCCCAAGGAACGCCTGTCTGCCGATGAGATAGAAGTCCGTGTCAGGGCGTTTGTCATCATTATGGTGACTTTAATCTTTGCCTTTATTACCTTGGCGCTTCTCTATTCGGTAACCTTTGTGACCCAGCCCATTAAGGCTATGGCTCCCATTGATCAAGCATACACCAAGATGCTTAATGATATCGTGTTACTGATCGTGGGCGGGATAGGCGGTATTTTGACCAAGGGTTTAACCAATGAGGCAACCAACATGATGAATGCAGCCAAGGCCAATAAGGATGCTTACGTTGCACCTCCTCCCCCACCGCCAGCTCCAGTTGTTATGATGGCTCCATCTTCTCCGTCTGGCTGGACTCCACCCCCTCCACCCATGTCTCACCCCACCTTGGAAGATGACGCAGAACGTGAGAGAATGGCACATGCGAGGGCTAGCAATGTTTAGTTTCCTCAATCCTTGGTTTATTTTAGGCGCTATCTGCGCCGTCTTAGGAGTATATTTTTATGGACACCATGCAGGCTATCAAGAACGCGTTGCTGAAGATCAAGCAGAAATTATCCGACTTAATGACGAAGCTCGTGCCAAAGAAGCCGAACTGAACAAAAAGTTAACAGGCGTAACCACGGCACTTGTAAAGGCGAGAAATGATGTTAAAACGAAGCAGTCTAGTATTAACTCTAGGATTGACTCTGGCGAGTTGCGCCTCAGTCCCCAATGTCCCGTTCAAGCCAGTCCAGATGCCACCCCTGCCAGAGGAGATTCAACCAATGACGGCCAATCTGAGCGAGAGACTCTTAAGACTATTGCAGCCATCGCAGCAGACGGGGACATCGCCATCACCCAACTCAACGCCTGCATCGACACCTACAATAAAGTAAGGGAGATGGTCAATGTTAAGCCCTGAGAAGCTCCATGCGCTTGGTATTGGGCCTGAGTGGTCTGAGCCATTGACCACAACATTTGTTACCTTCACTATTTTTACCGCCAAAGAACAGGCGGCTTTTATAGGGCAATGCAGCCATGAGTGCAACCATTTCAAAACTCTGGAAGAAAATCTCAACTATAGAGCCGAAACCCTTCAAAAGTTGTTCGGTCATAAGTTCAAAGCAGGAGAAGTTGAGCTTTACGCTCACAATCCCGAGAAAATCGCCAATCGTATTTACGCCAATCGAGGCGGTAATCGAGATGAGGCGTCAGGAGATGGGCATCGCTTCCACGGACGAGGCTGTATCCAGCTCACATTTCACGATAACTATTTCCACTGCGGGCAAGCACTTAATCAGAATTTTGTGATAAATCCCCAGTTGGTTGCTACTCCCATGTATGCTGCTCTAAGCGCAGGGTGGTTCTGGAGAACCCACGGATGCAATGAATTGGCTGAAAGCGGTAATAACGAGGGACTATGTAAACGTATCAACGGAGGGCTTTTTGGCCTCAATGAACGCAATGAATTAACCCGTAAAGCCCTTGCCGTTTTAGCCTCCTAATGCGAGAATAAGTAATGGCCACAGCACCCTATCAAATGCTCCCAATGGTGTTTCGCCCTGGTGTAAATCGGGAGCAAACCCAATATACTGCCGAAACAGTAGGCACAATCTCAGCTAATTTTTCAATTGCTGGGGGTTGGTACGCATCTCAAAATGTGCGGTTTCGCCAAGGTTTTCCCGAAAAAATAGGGGGCTGGTATCCCCTTAGTATTTCCACTTACCAAGGCACATGCAGGTCATTGTTTAATTGGTCTGCTCTTGATGGCACTTCACTGATCGGTGTAGGTACAAATTTAAAATTTTATATTACTAAGGCTGGTATTTATTTTGATATCACACCTGTTCGTGGCACAGCTACATTAACTAATCCATTTACGGCTGTAGCTGGACAATTTACAATTACAGTATCAGCCACTGCACACGGCGCTATAACAGGAGATTTTGTAACATTTAGTGGGGCTACTGGTTTAGGCGGTAATATAACCGCAGCCGTTTTAAACCAACAATACCAAGTAATTGTATTAAATGCTAATACATTTACATTTACAGCCACAGCTACAGCAAATTCCACGGATGCATCTGGTTCACCTGGCGGTGGTACAGTTACAGCAACTTATCAAATTAATACTGGCCCAGCAATTGAAGTGCCTTTATCTGGTTGGGGCGCTGGGGCATGGGGCGCTGGGACATGGGGAAATGGTACAAATACTACAATTAGCCTGCGGCTATGGAGTCAATCCAATTTTGGCCAAGATTTAATTTTTTGCCCTAGAGGTGGCGGTGTATATTATTGGAGTTATACCACTAGTATTACCAGCCCAGCAGTAAACATTTCAACATTATCGGGAGCGTCAGATGTACCGATTGTTGCTAATTTTATCTTTGTCTCCGATGCTAGTCGTTTTGTGTTTGCATTTGGTACTAACGCATTGGGTACTTCTACTATCGATCCTATGCTGGTTCGTTGGTCTGATCAGGAATCTGTGACCATGTGGACACCCGCTGCGACCAATCAAGCAGGAGATATCAGGCTATCTCGTGGTTCGCAGATCATCAGTTGCGTGCAAAACAGACAAGAGATTATTGTTTTTACTGATACTTCAGTCTATTCATTCCAATACATCGGAACGCCAGGTGTCTGGGGTTCTAACATTGTGGGTGACAATATCTCTATCTTGAGTCAAAACTCTGCGGTTTTGGCGGCGGGCACGACCTATTGGATGGGTATTGACAAGTTCTATAAGTACAACGGTACAGTATCTACGCTTCGTTGTGACTTGCGTGAATACATCTTTGCTAATATTAATCAGCAACAGTCACAGCAAGTATTCTCTGGTACTAACGAAGGATACAACGAAGTTTGGTGGTTCTACTGCTCGGGTACAAGCACCACGATTAACAACTATGTAATCTACAACTATCAAGACGATATTTGGTACTATGGGCAGATGGGTAGGACAGCTTGGATTGATTCAACTGTACTTACATACCCCGTTGCAGCTACCTACAACAACACCTTGGTATTCCATGAGTATGGCTTAAATGACAACACAACAGGCACAGATAACCCTATTGACTCGTATATTCAGTCTTCTGAGTTTGATGTTCAGTTTGGTAATAGTTTTGCTTTTATTAACCGCATTCTTCCTGATGTTACCTTTAGAAAGTCTACTGCGGCGAATCCTCAAGTGATTATGACTTTGACCCCAATGCAAAACTCAGGTTCAGGATACAACTCACCACAGGCTACAGGCGGTACTAACATAGCTACGGTGACTCGCACGGCTACAGCACCTATTGAACAATTTACTGGACAAGTATTTTTGCGTGTTCGTGGCCGCCAAATGATCTTCCAGATCGAAGGAAATCAGTTAGGCTTGCAGTGGCAAATCGGTACGCCTAGGATTGAATTGAAACTTGACGGTAGAAGGGGCAACACATGAGTATTCCAGTCATTAATGTTTCTCCTAACTTACCGCTGCCTCCTAAAGAATATGATCAAGCATACTTTGATACCTTAACCAAAGTGCTTCGTTTATATTTTGTGAGCAATGATAACGTCAATCAAATTGGTATGAACCAAGTCTCCACCAATCAAACTCTTATTTGGCTGGGGGTCTAATGGCCGCCTATCAAAATGTAACCCCAGTACAGATTGCGCAGGCTGCGTTAACGACTAGCTATGCTACGCTATACACAGTTCCAACCAATGCAACTACGCCGACTAGAACATATTTAAAACAGATTGATGTGTGCAATACAACAGGTTCTGCGGCCACTTTTAACCTGCATATTGTTCCTGTAAGCGGTGCAGCGGGCACAGGAAATGCGCTTTTTTATACTCAAAACGTAGCAGCCAATACTACGTTTTCCTATGCAGGCGTACAGGTTCTTCCTACAAGTTCTTTTATATCTGCCAAGGCTTCAACTACTGGACTAACTATTACCATTAGCGGTGGTGAGGCGGTTTAATGGCAGCACCAGCAACAGTTAATGACCCAAGTCAGGCGTTTAACCAGACTTATGGCGCTATCCAAACAGGGTCAGCTAAAGTTACCCAAGTGCCTGTATTTGATGATAATACAGGCGCAGAATCAACACAGACTGTATTGGTTGATGCCAAGGGTAATCAATTACCTGTTGATGCCGTAGTTCCTGGCTCTAATGGTCAGTACCAAATTCAAATAGGTTCAGCGGGCGGCACAATCCATACAACAGTTAGTGTTGACCCTAAGACTGGTGTAGTTGCGCCTATTACTGACTACAACCAACAAGTAGGGTATACAGGTGGTTCACCTGGCAGTTTTTTAGCATCTACTACAAACGCAGTAAATCAAATGGTAGCTGGGCTACCTGGAGCTACTTTTATACCAGGTGTAGCGCCTGTTGTGGCAGGACTCAACGCAGCTAATAGTATTTTAAGTGGTAAACCTCTTAATATAGGCACGGTATTAAATGCCGCTACCGCATTATCAGGCACAAATATTATTCCGCCAGAAGCAGCGACCGCCCTTAAAACAGCAAATCAGGCACTATCTGTCGCAAATGCATTAAAAACAGGCAATGTAACTGGTTTAATTAACAGCGTAATTCAGATGACTGGCGCATCGTCTGATGTTAAAGCGGTTATGAATGGCATGAATGCCGCCACAGCTTTGCAAAAAGGTGACGTAGCTGGGGCGCTAAATGCACTAAATAATCTAACAAATAGTGTAGACCCTAAAGTAGCTAGTTTAGCTACAACCGTACTAAAGCAAATTGACCCCAGTATTTCTGGTAATACTGTAGTACCAGCAATATCCGCAGCGACATCCGCTTTAACATCTGGCTCAACAACTCCTAGCGCTACATCAGCACAACCTGCTCAGCCAGCGCCTACTCAGCCAGCGCCTACTCAGCCAGCGCCTGCTCAAACTAGCCAATCTTCCCAAAGTTCTGGGGGGCCAAATGTAATACAATCCATGCAACTGGCAAGCGCTTTAGGGATTCCTACGTCTGCAATATTTAAAAAGCCGAAATATTTTGGGGCGAGTGTTGAAGAGATTGACCCACAGACAGGTCAAGTAAAATTTGTAAACGCTGACCCCAGCACTTTGCCCCCTGTACCTTCTGCTGGCGTAACCGATACGCCTGTTGCAAATACAACGCAAACCAGCGAAAATGCGTCAACGCCTTCTGTTGACAACATCGCCAGTAGTGATGTCACTTTTGACGATATTTTAAATATTTTGAGAGGCTGATATGGCTAAAGTAACAAACGTTGTTGATACAGGTGACCAAACTTATGAAGTTACTTACGACGATGGTACAGTTAATAATATAACTACTGATAGCCCCCCTAGCATCGGCGATAGCAATGGTCAGGCTACAGGGTCTGATGTTACACCTAATTCTTCATCAAGATCTTTACCAAGTTCTTCATCAAACGATTCGACCTCAAGTGGTACAACAGATAATAGTTCAGGTGTTACCCCTAACTCATCTGGGGTTGCTAAACAATATACTTTAAACGGTAACACTTATTATCAGTATAAAGATGGTAGTTATCAGTATGTAGATGAAGCGGGCAATGTTTACAATTCAAGCGCAGATGAGTTTAATAAAAATGCAAGTGACCCTTCTGCAGTAGCATCAACTCCAGCTTCTTCGACTCCCCCACCAACAAACCCACTTACAAATCTAGGCACTCAAATCCAAAACCTTTTAAAAGGTGGCGGGCTTGGCTCAGCCGCTACTACCGCAGGATTAGCTGCGTTAGCAAAGGCTTTGGGCGGCGGATCAAGCAGTGGTTTAGCGGGCGGAACTGCAGGTGTTTATCGTGGATATCAAGGTGGTATTCCAACGTTGACCGCATCGCGCAACATGAATCAAATACCTGCCAACTACAGGCCAGGTGGTGGAGGAATGAGTTATTTTTCTCCTGTAACATTTACAGACTCTAGTGGTAATGTAGTGTCAGGTGTTGCAGGTAGTGGCTCGCCCATGAACAAGGGAGACGCAACAGGTAATATTACAGGCCCAACATCTGCTGGTTCTTTAACACCAACTAATACATTATTGCCTGGTGGTATTACTACTGTGGGCAATACTTATGTGCCACCAACTACAACCACAACTACTACAAATACTGGTACTACAAATACTGGTACTACAAATACTGGTACTACAAATACTGGCACTAATAACACAACAGTTAATAAACCCACAACAACTACGTTGACTCCTGCTCAACAACTCCTTGCTAGTTTGCAAAACCCTACAGCTTCGGGTATTGCCCAATTTCAAGCAGGTACGCCATCACAAATTACATCTGGTATTCAAAATGCATTGAACGCCGTGGGTTCCCCTGGGACACCAGCAACTAATAAAACAATTGCTAATTTGATGGATACTTGGAAAGTAACTCCAGCAGAAATGGCTGCAGCCACTGGGCTAAGTACTGGTGAAATTACTAACTTGTATAACCAAGCTAAAGGCATTACAGCAACACCTCAAACAACTTCATTGAGCGACATACAAAGTCAATTGACGAATGCTGCGAATGCGTACAACACGACAGATAAGACTGGCGGTGGAGCTACAATAAATAACATTATTGCTGCCAATCCTGGCATCACTATCAGCCAAATTCAATCGATGTTTCCTGGCGCTGATTTAACACCATATCTTAAAGCAGGTATAGGATCAGGAGCAGTTGGTGCTTCAACATATCAACCGCCAACGCCCACAGCGTCTTCATCCGCAACTTCAACCCCATCTAATTTGGCCGCTTTACAAGCTGCTATTGCTGCTTCGACACCGCCTGGCACAGTAGTATCTACCGTTCCTCCATCTCCAGCGACACCTGCTACACCTGCAACTCCCGCATCTGTTGCTGCAACAAATAATGCCGTAGGTAATTCTGTTTCTACTCCCACGGGAATAGCGGCTACACCTACTCCCACACCAGTCGATACATCTGTTGCTCCCGCACCAGTCAGTACATCTGCTGCTCCCGCACCAGCTCCAAGCGTAGCCGACCAATTAGCCAGCGCATACAATTCTGGGGATATAAGCACCGTCAATAATATTCTTGCATCGAATCAATTGACATCTACTGATATTTCAAATATGTTCCCTGGGTTTGATACATCAACTGT